GTGCATTAAGTGCAACCGGTGAAGTCATTACAATGAAAAGTGACAAATACAAAAATGAATCTACGGGTATTAGAATACCTAAAGAAGTCATGGAAGTAATGCAAATCAAACATGGAGAGCAAGGAATAGATTTAGATGCAATGATAGAAAAGTTTGTACAAGCGACTTTATCAATAGCAGTTGAATCTCCAGAAATGTCTCCTACAGGATCTGGTTCAGGGGCAGTAGAAGGAACAAAACTTCTCACAGTTAATATATCAGGGCCTGTTGTAGGTCCATACGGTACTGCTGATAACACTTACGCAACAGCAGACCAAGATCCAGTAGCACCAGGGTTCACAGGTACGGAACCATATGGTCCGAATACAATGGACTATCGTGCTGACTGTGATCCTAGATTTCAATTCATTGCACGTGCAACTCCAAGAGACTTTGGTTATACAACAGGTTACTTAAGTGGAGATGGTACTCCACCTAATGGTCTACCTTCAGGAGCAGGAATATCATTCCCGTCATCACCGCAAGTGGGAGACTACTTCTTGCGAATAGACTATACACCAAATGTTTTATATCGTTGGTCAGGTACTCTTTGGTTAAGAGTTAGTGAAGATGTCAGAACAACAACAGGCTATACTGCCGCTGATACTTCGCAACTTTCAGGTTTTATTAATAACGAGGCGAATATTTTTGTAAATAACGATGGAGCAAATGTATCATCTGCTCAACCTCTAAGTTCTCTATTAAACATAGCACCAGATGCTAATCCACCAAGTGACGGGACATAATGGCACAATATTTTTACGATAATCAGATAAGAAGATTTTTATTACAGTTTGCTAAAATTTTTAGTAATTGGTATGTAACTCAAGGAAATGATCCTAACGGCAATCCTATATTAGTTAGAGTACCAATTCAATACGGTGACTCTAGTAGACAAGCCGCAACTATTATTGCGAACAACTCGGCATCCAACCTGCCCTCTGCACCTTTGATGACGTATTTTATTAACGGTTTAGAGTATGATCAGAAACGTACACAAGAGCCTTACTTTGTAGAGAAACAAAACATACGTCAAAGAAAATATGATTCTGGCTCACAGAATTACGGTGACGAACAGGGACAAGCATTTACTGTTGAGAAGTTGATGCCAGTACCATATACACTTCGATTACAAGTTGATTTTTGGACAACTAACTATCAGCAAAAATTAGAATTGATTGAGCAATTAGGAACATTGTTTAATCCTTCATTAGAAATTCAAAGTACAGATAATTTTGTAGACTGGACATCATTAACAATTGTATATCAGGATGGTTTAACATTCTCATCTCGTACTATTCCACAAGGAACCGGTAATCCAATTGATGTCATGTCATGGAAGTTCTACTTACCCATGTGGATTACTACATCTTCTAAACTTAAAAAGTATGGTGTTATTAATAAAGTTATCGCATCTATTTTTGATGGGAAAACATTACAAGATATGTCTGATGATGACTTGCTAATGGGAACAAGACAAAAGATTTCTCCATACGGATATCAAGTATTGTTTATAGGTAACTCATTACAATTGTTACCCCAAGATATACCTGAACAGCCATCTAATTTAACATTAGATAAACCAGTCAATCCAGATACTGATTTGTTTTGGACATCAATCTTAAATATGTATGGTGCTTATCGCCCTGGTATCTCACAGATTTGGTTAGACAATCCATATATGGAGACTGAGATTGTAGGAACAATAGTAGTTGATCCACTTGATGATCGTTATTTAATTTTTCAAGTTGACATAGATACTTTACCACAAAATACTTTAGAGCCAGTTAACTCAGTTATTAATCCACAAATTACAGGGCCCAACTCAGGCTTGCCCGGACCTGTTCCTAATGTCAGATATTTGTTAGTGAGTAACATTGCATCTGATACTGCATCATGGGGTACAATTATAGGAAGTCAGACAGGTAAATCAACTGCACCTGAATCGCAGGTTGCTACTACTCTAGCTCCAAATGTAAAATATCAAATTGCAACTTTAGGTACAACAGACTTTAGAAACTATGGCGCCGCAACTAATACTATCGGCACTCAATTTACAATGAACAATGTACAGCCAGAAGGCACCGGAACTGCATACACTGTAGTTGAAGCAGGTGCTAATGATATCTTACAATTTAATTCAGATATTATGACTTGGTTTGTTGCATTTGATGCGAGTATAAATTCCACATCGACTGCTTTAGAGTATCTTATTAATCTAACAACAGAAATTCAATATCGTTGGGCTGATACTCCCGCAGACTCTGTGCAACCCGGATTGCCTGCTCAATGGATGAAGTCATATGAAGGTTATTATAACGAAGGTGATTACAGTATAGTTATTTAAGGGCAACCCAGTCACTTACTAAATAACTGTATGATCATTATTAATCAATCTGCTGGTATTTTCTTTTACAGTAAATCAACTGCAAGATCACTTTATCTATTAAGAAACGAATCTAAAAATCCTACATGGTCTATCCCAGGCGGTAAGATTGAAAAGAACGAAACATTATTAACCGGCTTAAAAAGAGAATGCCAAGAAGAAATTGCATATTGGAAAGATGATTTGAAATTAGTTCCTGTTCAAAAATTTGTCAACGGAACATTCGCATATCATACATTCTTCTGTGAAGTAGAAGAAGAATTTTCACCACTTCTTAATAACGAACATTGTGGGTATGCTTGGGTAGGAGATGATCGCTATCCCAAACCTCTTCACCCCGGATTATTTTCTACAATTAGCCTAGATAATGTCGCAGAAAAGTTAGCAAGTCTTAAGAAGTTATGATCACTGTCATTGCTGTTGACGGGGCATTGGGAGAGATAGTAGCAGATATATTAAATGCTAATGACATTCCTGCTTCATATATGTCTTCTCCCGCACTTCGCATTACTGATAAAATTGTTTTTGTTACATATGGATTCGAAGGATTTCCATTCGTAATGACAAAACGATGGCTTGCATATAATGAAGAAGCATTTAATGATTGGAAACAACATTGGTTGGGCAGAATAGAAATTAACGATAGAGCAGATGTTACTCCTGAAGAATGGAAACATCATGTAACTAAAAGTTTAAAACATGTTGGCGTTTATTATCCTTATAATGGTATTCTGTCTACATTACTAGATGAAAACTCCGCACATGATTTAACTTACTGTGAGATAGAGTTAGATGCTCTCTTACATCGCCGCAGAGACGTTCTAAGAGACCTCAGTAGTTTTACTAATGCGAATATAGTCTTTGACTCAATTGATGATGTCGTTGATTCTACGCAGTCTGACGTACTACCCTGGATTTAACCCAAAAAGAAAGGGTGACTAGCACCCCTTCTTAACTTTTATATTACTTTAATGAGACATCCAAAATTCTATTAATGAATATCCTACAGAACCTAATACTAAACCTGCACCCATAAGCATCCATCTCCAACGTTCCAGGGCTGTAATCTTAACAGCCATTTCATCGTGTGATGATTGATTAGATTTATTAAAATCAATCAGCATCTTATGAGTTGACGCATTACCTTCTTTTATCAAATCAGAATTAACTCTAATGTCTGCTTTGACGTCCTCAAGGGCAGTATCGAACTTAGTGTCGAGGTTTTTAAACTCGACTTTAAGTACAGCAATGTCAGTATCGTACTGTTGTAATTGCTTTTGTGCGTTACTTTGTGCCATTATCTGCTATGCCTCAATTATGCTGAAGGAAGTTTGATAACTGGTTTCACTGAACCAGCTAGTGGCGTACCAGCAATTGTTTCAAATGTTGCCTGCATTCCAGTCTGAGTAGCCTTAGTTAGAGGTGAACCACTATCATCATCGAATGGTAAACCATTAACATCAGATATAGACTCAATGTAAGTAGTCGCCGCATTAGTGTATGTGCCTTGTATGCTCATCTCACCAGCAAGTAAATCTGCTTGTGCTTTTTTAACTAAAGTACAAATACCTTGTCTTGTTTCTGGTCCGTTGCTTACTAAGTATTTTCTCTTACCTTTTTGACGTAAGATGTAAACTGCTTCATCAGCGGCTCCTTGAATCCCAGAATAGGCTGATTTAGTAAATGTTGATACTGCGCCTAATGTTAATTTTTCAATGTTAGCAGTTGATACAACAGTTGTTGTTGTCAATGCTAATGCTGTTCCACCTAATGTTGCTGAAACACTGAAAGTTGTTCCACTATCAATTGTTTTAACAAAGTAGGTAGTGTCTGCTGATAATCCACCGATCGTTGCCGCAAACCAAATTGGAGCATCTAAATCAAATGCCGCAGTTGAAGTAACTGTGATTAAGTCTGTGCCTGCGTCTGAACTTGCTGTTGCTGTTGATACAGTGTCTATAGATGCTACTGTACCTAATGGTACGTTAGCACTGCTTGATGCATATGATACTGAACCAGTACCTGCGCCAGCGGCTGTTGCTATGAATACTTCACCTAAGTTAGCACCTGTTGCTCCCATTGCGATCCATTGTGCCGCAGATGTTCCAACTGTGTTGTTGATTACATAAGTAACGCCAGTAACTAATGCACCGACTACGAAAGGTATATTGTCGCCAGTGAATGAAAGTTGCTCACCGACTGCTATGTTAACATCGAAGTCTGCGGTTTTGTCACCGTATACATCAGTTGTTGATGTGTCAAACCAGAAAGCTCCTGGATTAGCAATAGCAATTGCACCAAATGCAGTTAACTGTTTGCTATATTGTTGAGTGTCTCCACCGACTACGCCCATATCTTGAGGTGTGTCTGATGGATATCCTTCGTCAACTTGGTTAAAAGTTAGTATTACAGTTTGACCAGTTGTAGTTGATAATGTTGGTGATACATGAGGTTGTACTGACCAAGATTTGGTTAATGCTGTAAACGTAGTGCTTGAAAGTACTTCATCTACATAGTATGTTGTTCCACCAGTTAATCCACCTACTGTTGAAGCAGGTACAAATCTGTCACCTCGTGTTAAGTAAAACGTTGTGTCTACTGTGATTACATTTGTTGTCGCAGTCGTGTCTGTGAGCGGACCGCTAAACGATGCTTTTGCTATTTTTAATTTATTCGCCATTTTATTTTTCTCCTAAAGAATTAGTTAAGACGTTCTAGGTCACACGTTCGGTGGGAATATGCACCGCATGAGATTGTTTATTGAGTTTTCGATAAACGAGAACAATCAAATGTATTTATCTAATTGTATAGGAATTGAGGGGAAAACTTAGAGTCGGCCGACTGCTATTTCAATTGTAGACATTTCAGTTGTGTCTTTATCTACGATTGATTTGCCAATCACTACGCCCGGAAGCATTTGTGTAGCAACATGATACCAAGCAGTTGCTCCACCTAGTCCATCACTTACCATTACGTCACCTTTTTCACATGTTCCTGTAACTTTAGTTGGTACTCTACCTTGTAGTGCGACTGCAACTGGTATTCCTGAACATGTTGAGTTCATTAAGTATGCTGGGTTAGTTGATACTACTCCTGCTACTCGTCTACTGCATTTTTCTTCTGAGATATGAACTTCTGCACTTCCACCGAAACATACTACAGTACCTGCTTCATAGGCTTTTTCACCTTTATAGTACTCAGCCAAATCCGCATAAGTTGCTGATAGACGAGAACCTGATGAGAGTGACCAATTACCTGTGATTACTCCTGCTGTACCTGATGCACCTGTTGTCAATGTATCTGCTGTAAGAGTACCTGCGAGTACATCTAACGCACCCGAGACAGTAAGTGATGTCAAAGTACCCGTTGATGTTATATTAGGCTGTGCCGCTGTTGTAACAGTTCCAGCAGTCGTTGCTAAAGCAACTGTGCCACTGACGTTTGCACCTGCTACTGCGTTAGCAGTTGCGGCAAATGTTACTTCGCCAGATACATTAGCACCAGCAACTGCGTTTGCTGTTGCCGCAAATGTAACTTCTCCACTGACGTTTGCACCTGCTACTGCATTTGCTGTTCCTGCAAATGTTACTTGTCCACTTACATTAGCACCGGCTACTGCGTTAGCAGTTGTTGCATATGCTACTGCACCAGTTACATTCGCACCTGTTATAGCACTTAAGTTTGCTCCGTTTCCGGCTACATATGTAAAGACACCACCTGTGCCTAATACGTTACCTGCAGATGCATTACCTGTGACAGATAATGCTGATAATGTGCCGACACTAGTGATGTTTGCTTGAGCGGGTTGAGTTACAGTTGTTGCACTTGTTGCACTCGGAACACTACCTGTTACATTTGCTCCGACTACATTAGATAGTCCACCTGCATCACCTGTAAACACTCCTGTGTTTGCTGTGATTGCTGAAGCAGTAATTGTTCCGTTAACACCGAGTCCAGTTAATGTTCCTAAAGATGTGACATTTGGCTGTGCGGCTGTTGTTAAACTTCCTGTAAATGTTGATGCGGCTACATCATAAGTTGCCGCTAAATTACCTAATGCTAATTTTGCATTGGCTGTATCAAATATATAACTTCCGCTTACATTTAATGGTTTGTTACCTGTACCTGATGAAGATACTAAAGATGGGAAATAGTTTCCTGTAGTAAGATTACCTACGACACTGTTGTCTGTTACGTTTGCATAAGCAACACTTAAGTTTGCTACACGTGTTGTAGAATCTACTGAGATCGGAGATGTACCTGTTACTACGTTTGAAATCAATCTGGATGATGTTACTGATGCAGTCGCATTTAAGTTTCCTACATTTGCATTACCGTTAACTGTAAGTGTTTTATTTGAACTAAAGTCCCAAGTAAAGTCTCCGTCACCCTCTTCAACACCTGAATTATTGTATTGAACACTTGTGTTACTGCCTGATGCCGCTGATCCACCTGATCCACCACCGACTGCCGCAACTGCTCTACCACCTGTTCCATATATATTTGCTGTTAATCCGGTAGCACTTGTTAATGCTTTAATAGGACCGGCAACACCATTTGCAAATACAGTATCAGAAACTGTGATTGTTGTACCACCAGGCTTAGAATTAACATAATAAGTGTTGGAGATATTTAATGTAGTACCGGTTACATCACCTGTAAATCTAACAGGAATATTTAATGCAAAGATACTAGATGCTCCAACAGTAATCTGATTAGTTGCTGTTGCGGTTGCTGTTACACTTGTAAATGAATAGTCAGTAAATGCTGAAGTGTCTACTGGAGTCGTTAATGCTGTATCAGAATATAACGAGAATGTATTTGCAGTCAAAACGTTGGCATAATATGTGCCACCGTTTAATTCAGTCATACCGACTGCACCAGTGATTGTAACTTCTTGCCCTGATGTTAAAAAGTTTTCTGCTGTTGAAGTAATAACACCAGGATTAGCCTGTGATACATCTTCAATATTTGTTGTGATTGTTCCTTTAGGTGTCCAAGAAAGATTTCCTAAACCATCAGTTTCAATTGTATATCCAATTGAACCGCCGTCTATTTGAACATTACTAATCTCACCTAGATCAACTAGGCCACCTGCCGCACCACCTCTGTTTACCCAATTCGTTCCGTCATAAGTAAGTACTTGACCGTTAGCGACAGATGAGTTTGATATGTTTAGGTTTCCAACAGCACCATCGATCTGACTAAAAGTAATATCTGAATAAGAAGTTAGTACTTCAATGTTTTCTAGACCGCTTGTAGTTTTACCTATGAAGACTCTTTTCGCATCACTGGCAAAACCGATTTCTGCTTCGTCTAATTGTGGTAAGTCAACTAAGTTACCAGCCCTTTGTTGAATTTTAGAGATTTGTATAATGCTCATAAGTCTAATCTTTTCCTTTGATTATACTTATTTATCATTGATTTTAAATCAATGAGGTCTTTTCTTAGATGTACTTGGTGTAGTATTCCTCTAACTTCTTTAACCACAGTTGATGATACTTGTCGAACTCTTTTCCTTCAACAATAAACTCTTGGTATTCAAAGTCTTTACTGCACATAAAGATAACACCTTTCTTAATGTTTGTGCCGTATAGTTCGTTATGTGCATCAGCATAAGCAGTCATCTGAATAAAGTAATCATCGATCCACTCACGTTTCTTAGGTCTATTTGTTTGCTTGTGATCCATAATTGCTTCGTCACCGTTATGCAATCCTACTAAGTCAGTTGTTCCTGCATAGATTTGAGGGAAGTATAATGTTACTTCAGTTCCCCAAAATTCTTCACAGTTAACTAATCCTTTGTCAATGATTTCTTGTGCCATAATATGACTTTGTTTGCTGTATGGGTTTGATCCGTACTGTCCCATGTCGCCAGTATCACTTAGCACATAGTTCTCTAACCATTTATGCATACGTGTTCCGCGGCCTGCGGCTTCTGTAGTGATCTCTTGTGCTTTAGCATAGCCAACTCTCTTACGCCAATTGTCTAAAGATGCTTTCTTTTCTTCAGATGCAGTAGCACTTAATATTGTAGTGACACTAGGGAGTTTT